TCACTCCATCCCATTTGACTAAGCAAATCAACAGGAAATGGGAGAATAAGTTCTCCCGTCTCTGGATCCTGTTCTACTTGTACTGTCCAGTTTTTAGTTGGATCGCTGATTGGCAAGAAACGCTCTCCTATCTTCCTTCCAGTTATTAACTACACGCTGACCTCTCTTATATCGATCAAACTGACCCCAAGGGGTACGAGCATCGTAAAGATGTGCTTCATTAAAAACATATCCAAACTCCTTACAGAAATTGCGATATGTATCTAGGTCGTCGAAAATCTTATTAATCTCGGGATACTTAATAGCCATTTTATTTTCCTTAGTTTTTAGGGTACTTGTTAAGACAACCATTTTCACCGTCTTCGCTAACTTCAATCCAAACTTCGCGATCGGGATACTTATTGATGATCTGTTCGTACAGTTCATCAGCGATCATCTCGCAGCTCTTGTAATCAAGATTGATTACAGCATCAACGCTATAAAGCCGCTGCATCCAGCGTTTAAACTGGATGAATTCTACATCTCTATCATCATGGAATACTTCAAGATAAACCTTAAAATGGAAGATATGACGATGGGGAACACCTAGGAAACTAACATCATCCCAAGAGCCTGTTGCTAGTTTAGGATCATCGATTGCTGCCGGATAACGATGCACACCTTCTTGTGTGAATGTAACCCAAATCATAGAACTATTTGCCATTATTCCTTTTCCTTATCTTCGTATATTTTATACGTTTCGCAATAGTTGTCAATAACACGACGTAGATCCATAATATTTTTATGATCTGGAATAACATCGTGCCAGCCTAGATTTTCACCACCAAATAGATATAGCGTTGCTGCCTTTAGCCTTTTCCAAAAGCCTAAACAGCGATCTGCTTGTAGTTCAAAATATAGTTCTGGAGGTTCTTTGCCCTTCCAATCCCACAAAGTTACCCGTATTATGTGGAATGGTGAGTGGCATTGACAGCCAATATAGATAGTTTCAGTTTTATCTTCCATTGCCTTTTCCTTTAGCCTATTGTTGTATCATTGCTGTATTGTGACCAATCTGTAAACTTTTTACGATCCATTAAATCATGTAAAGTATGTACCCATACTCCAGGATTTGTTGAACGGAAATCATTATCATCAATCTTTATAGTAGCATTATAGTTTAGATTTGCGATATAGGGAATCTTAATAGATATTTGCGGAATAAATCTATCATATTCACAAGTCCATACCATAGAATCTGTAATATTTTCATAATCTCTAATATCAAAATCCCACGTGACCCAATAATCTAACTTTAATAAGCCAATAACCATTAGATCCCAAGCTTCAATAGTATTTGTATCAAAAACAAAACTTTGATTAGCACCGATGTAAATATGAGTACAGTTGTATTTCTTGGCTAGATCAGAAATCTTCTCTACATCCTCTAACCCTACGATAAACAATGTTCTCTTTTTAAAAGCAGGAGTATGCTCGATTTCGTCACCGACAAAAAACTTTACATTATTTTTAATACCTGATTGGTATACTCTTTCCATCTTCCATTCCAAGCTGTTGTTCAACACGACTCATTTCTTCTTTGAGATGTAGTTTTGATAGCTTCATCTCTTGTAATAATAAATCGTCAGTATGTTTATTATAAGCTTCATGTATTTGCTTGTCAAGTGTTTCGTGTTTGTCTTTAAGTTTCTTATAATGTGATATTAGTTTTTCACGATTGGCCATCTTCTAACTCCTCTAACTTAGATCCATCTAACCCACTATCATCTCTTTGATGGATTTCGTTATCAATAATGTCAAAGTTCTTGCTAACGTATGTAGAACTATTGACGGTTTTCTTACCTGTCGCACCTCTTGTTCCGATAACACTAATCCAAAACTTATTAAAGTCTTCGATGATTTTTAATGCAACATCCTTATCATCTGTTTCAAAAATACGTTCAACTACATCTCGAAAATACTTACGATCATAAACTGTATCAAATGCCATCATGTTTGGAATAATACCTTGATCGTATTGTCTATTAGCTTCTTGTACAGCATTGATATGCATCCAAACATTATGTCCCATCTGGATAGCATAGCTAAAACTATCCCAACTGGTTCTTCCTTCTTTACCATTTTTATTTAGATCGCCTGGCTTGTAGATACAAACATCTTTAACCATGCAACGGGCGCTAATAGGGCTGTCATTAAACATACTGCTCTTTTTAAAGATGTTGTCTTGATTTACAGCATCACTAAATGCACGAGTATCTAGTGAATATTTTTTATTATCAACACTAGCTTCCATTCGATAAGTCCACTTTTTCATATGGGATATTTCATTTTGTGTATAGATCTGTCCGTTAGCAGTAGCAAGGAACGGACTCGCACAGTCAAAACTAACAGTAAGTGTTGGATTGTGGTATTTACGTACAGCACGTTGTATATCTGTAAGCAAACAAGCCCACTCCAGCTTGCTTGTACCTAGAAAATGTATCCAATCTTGTTTTCCTGATTCGAGCAATCCATCGAATCGCATATTAACAAGCATCTTTAATGTTAAATGTACATCGCACATATTTTGGCCTCCCATAGACCATCCATTAAAGTGATTTGAATATTGTTTTGGATCACAATACTTCTTCATACGCTGATACCAATCATCAGCTTCAGTATGATTTTCTCCCTGTAACACATTTAGAAACTTACAGTTGCCGTTGCGATTATTGATAAAATAATCATTATTAATAAATGTAGCATTAACTGCTTCTGCATAACTTGAGATACCTGTAGCTTTCATACCTTCTGGACTACGAGCTACCCATGCCGGAATATCTAAACACATACCCCAATCCATGATGCCGTCCATCCAAGATAAAACTTGGCTACGCTTTTTCATAGCTTTTGGACAGTTAGGATCTTTCCAATCACCTTCCCATACGCCTTTACCGATCTGGAAGCCTCCAGAGTCGCCAACAACGATACTATCACCGTTTCGTGGACGACTACGAAACATATCATCTTTTTCACTAATACGATTCATATCGATATCAGCATGACCTGCTGAGTACAATCCCCATTTATAATAAAAGTAACCTTTTTCAGGATCGAAGAAGTTTAATCCTTCGATCCGATTGGTAAATCCTGCAGGTAAACGATTTGGATCAACATAGTTTCCGAATCGTTGCTTTCCGATAAATGTTGAATAGAACGAACTTACTGCCGGAAGGAAGGTCGCATAATCATTTTGTACTGCTGTAAGATTTTCGTTCATAATCATCCTTTATTTAGGTTTCTTAGTATGGTATATCACAGATTGTTTAATTTCATCAATCTCAATAAAACCATTCTTATAATCTATAGAAGCCCAAACATTTGCTTCTCGCATTTCTTTAAGAATATCATTCATCTCATCGATCTTCTTTAAGAGATGATCAGTAAGTCGTTTGATATTCTTATGTTGATATTCTTCGTCGGTCATTTTGTCATCGCTGGGATATAATAGTTGTACTTGGCAATACCGCTATTAACAGTAACTAATGCTACACCTTCGTCGCTAAACTTAACAGTCTTATCCCCGCTTAGATTTAAGATGCTAATAAAATGTGCGACGGGATAGCTCCAAGCTTGTCTTAGCTTACCGGTGATACCTGTTTGGAAAGTAAAACTACCTTCATGTGTATTAGCATCACCAAAGAAAATCTTTAAAGAATCACTGTCAGTCTTTACTAAGAAAACAGTTTCTTCACTATGTGCTGCCTGCTGGAGCTTAAGTCGATTAATACTGTTAATATTCGGATCAAACTCTACCTGCCATCCAGATCCCTTAAACTTAAAAGTCTTTAGCTTTTCATTGATTAGCTCTACACCCATAAGCTTGTAATCATTCTTGAAATCACCTGTAGCATTTTCAAAGTGAATCATTACTGGACGATTTTCGTTATTTCTAACTTCCCAAACTACACGTATCTCTTCACCTTCCTTGTATTCAGGATTCTTTAGATGAAGGTCTAACTTATTAAGATTTGGTAACCCAAATGTTCCCTTAAACTCCTTGACAGGATTGATTGTTTCTGCCTGCAAAATAACAGTCCTGTTTTCAGGCATAGCTTCAATGACAGTCTTATCATCATCACCTGTAACCTTAACTAAGTCAATAAATCCCAATGCGTGTGTGTGTGCTACTAAGTCCTTCAGAATGTCTTTCATTTGATTCTCCATATATGTTCATTATACTTGATCTATTTAGGTTTTTCAAGAACTTTCTTATTGAATATTTAGGTTTGAATCCTATACTTTCTAATATTTTTATATTAGCTTTAGTACAGATCCTCTCGCCGGGAGTATCTGCTAATATAGGTAATCCTTCAGGAGCTAGTTCTAAAATAGGAATACTTTCACCAGTACCTATATCAATCGTGCCTTTAATACTATATCCTAATAGTTTGATTATAGCATCGCAAACATCTTCGAGATGTATAAAATCTCTAGAATGATTAGTTACGTATTCTAGTTTACCATTTATAAGTTTATCTATAAACATACCTGTCCTAGAAGTATCACTATAAACCGTATGGAATCTAAGTCCCAGGCTATTATGAGTAGCTATTTCTTCTATTACACGTTTTGAATTAGCATATGCATTTAAGTTTGGCTCATATACTGTGCTACTGCTTGCGTATAATATTCTAGTATGGGGAAATGCATTAAATATCCTTCGACTGGTTTCTACATTGTTTATCCAATAAGATCCCGGATCAAGTAAACTATCTCGAACACCGCTTTTACCTGCTAAGTGTATAACTACATCAACGTCAAAATCTAAAGGACATTCGAGTAAGTTACTATGATTTAGTAAATCTATTCCAATAACACTATGCCCTTCATTTATTAGTTTTTGATATAAACGACTACCAATAAATCCACAATGCCCGGTTACTAATATTTTCATTTTTTAAAACTCAAAAAGTTTATTGAATGTATTTGTTTGTTCTGTACCAACAATATCCCATTCAAGGACGCTTATTAGATTTTCCAGTTTAGCATCAATGATTGTTGCTTCCATTTCAGCATCATCGAAAGGAAGATCTTTAAACCATTGCGGCAAGCGTAACTCATCAACAGGATATGCCACACTTGTGAACCCCATCGGATTATTCTTAAGTTTACATACGATAACTTTAGCACCATCACTGATAGTTTGCGCATAGTTATCGCCATACATGCGTTTAAGTGTATTCCAGTTAATACTAGCTCTAACATGTCCAGGCATATTTGCCTTACCTGCTTTAGTTTCTTTACGCATATATTCGGTAATATTGTTTGCTCTCTTTGGAGAGCCTTTTTCCCATCCAGGACGACTTTTAAAGATTGTGCGGAAATCTGTAATGAAATCTAGTACTTCTTTTTCTTCCTTGCCATCTAGCACCATTTTTAAGATATCGCTTAAGAAGTTTTGGATAAACTCTGGAGTATCAGATCGTTTTAGATCTAAGCCCATTGCTTTGATCTTTCCACCTTCGTTATCCTTATCGTATCTTTTGCCTTCCTTATCAAAATACGAAACTGCATATCTTTTCTTGGTAATAAAAAGACCTTTGTTTGCTACGATTTCTCTACCCGCCTTGATAACTTCGCCACGTGATTTAGGACAATGGAACGCATCTAACATAAACTTAACGAATGTTCCATTAACTTCTTCTGCAATCTGATCATATAGCTGTATAATATTATCTCTAGTCCAAGGTATCACGCCTTTGTTAATATCTTTCTTTAGAGTAGTATATGCTGAAAAATAAACAGAATCAGTATCACCATAAATGATACTCTTACCAATATGGTCATATTCTCCTGTGATGATCTCATTCACTTTGCTCGCCATGTGTTTTGCAATAGCACGACCAGTTAGCGTAGTTGACTGACCAATACGTTTATCAAAGAATCTACAACCTGGATTTAAGATAGCTCCATACAAGCTGTTTAGATTAATCTTCTTAACTAGCTGTCTCTTATCCCAAAACTCTGTTTCAATTTTATTTCCTGCATTGAGAGATTCGCGCATCTTTGCTTGGAGCTCTTTACGTTCGGCGTACCACCTCTTGAGCAATCCGGGAATAACTCCTTCAAATTCATGAGTAAAGATAGTACCGTTAGCACTTAACATCCACGGTTGATTGCTATCATAGACCATTTTATAGATTTCAGCACCACTCATTACGACATTTTCACCATTAGCCCAATCTATCGTAACATCAGTAGCCCTATCTTGTTTCATTACTAAATCGTATTCTAAACAGGCAAACATTCCTTCCCAAGCACCTGCAAAACTCTTTTTATATACAGACATCTGTTCTTCGATATATGCATCTGTATATGTTGGACGTAACTGTCCGACAATGGTTTCAGGCGCCATGTTAAGTGCTCTAATAGCTGACGGATATAGAGAATTCAAATCCATTGAACCGATCCAATCATGTAGACCTTTTTTTGGATAAGCTACATATGCACCTGCTGCTTGCGTATTTTCGTCGTCATTTCGTTTGGGTCTATTTGGTACAACTAATCCCCTGCGATGTGCTTCATTAATGATTGCTTGCTCGGTAACAGCAACAGCGCCCATTGTAGTCTGTAGTAAAACCGTATTTGCATGAGCAAGTTCGTTAGAAAGATCAATAAACTTTAGCTTATCATCTAGTTTGTTTAACAGTGCAGTATCTTGTCTGTTATATTCAATAAACTTACGAAAATCATTGTTGTATAAACTATCGAGTGTGCCTTCATAGACGGTTTTCTTTTCGCCGATCTCCGTTTCACCAATAGCATCAAGTCGATAAGTATGTCTTTCTTCGTAAGTATATTTGCGATAAAGCTCTAAACTATCAAGATGGACTCTGCCAACTAAATCGTATGTGATTAGCTGTCGTCCATATTTTTCAAACTCTCGTTTCTTTGGATATTGATTCCATAAACAGAATCGTCTTGTATCATCCTTGCTTAATATTCTAGCGACTCTATTAACAGTATAGGGAATATCGTAACCTTCACTATTCCATCCGCTGAGGATATCAGCATCTTCGATTAGATCTAGGAAAGTTTCTAGCATATCAGTTTCCTCTTCAAAAAGGAAACAGTCGGTAAACTCTTCACATAGTTTTTTAGCCTCATCTATCTTGAGTCCCTTTGGAGGTACAGCAAGTGTTACTAATCTATTCAACCATTTGAGATGTATACTAATAGCAGTGATGCCCATAAATGGATCGCTTGGATCGGCGAATCCTCTTTCTGGATCAAAGTCTGTTTCGATATCGAAGAACGCTATATTTAATTTTGGAGCATCTAGATTTAGATAGTTCTCCTCTAAACAGCGGAATGCTGGATTGATATCTGTTTCATACAGTCTTTTTCCGCTATGTATTTTAAGTTCTTTATGGAAATCTTTTTGATTACGTGCTACAATCTTGCTGAGCTTTTCACCATAAACACTTTCGTGTTTGCCCTTAGGATCCGGATAATATATCACATATTTTGCTGGATATTCTTTATATTGCCGTTTTCCGTTTACACGTTCAACTACTTTAACTTGATCATTATCTCTATCGTATAACGCATCTACGTAGCTCATTGATACTCCTTTGTGCGATTTGTGGCTCGCAGATACCAAAAAAAGCGGATTATAACTCCGCTAGCCTTTCTTCAAACGTCCTTGCCAGTAGTAACTAAGATTGTTTCAAGTTCGTCATATTCTTCGTTAACCTGATTCCAGTTACGCTTGTGTGCGATATTAACAGCTTTGGTAAGTAAACTTGGTTTAATATCTAGTTCTTCAGCAATTGCCTTGATAGTATCGCGAAGTCCGCCCTTTAGATCATCAACTTCTTGTAAAACCTGTGATCCCTGTTCAATAACACTGATTAACTTAGCCTTTTCTTCGGGTCCATAAATGCGACTCATATGATTCTCCTTATTTTTATAGTTTATACTATTTTAATAGAATGGTCAACGCATTTCGTCTTCTAAGTTTAGCGTAGTACTAATATGAAGTTCTACTCTTTCAACTCGTTTATTTAAATCAAATGCTATATCAACAACATTATCTCCAAGCATAACATCTGCGGGATTGGCTCCCCACGTATCAGTCCAATCTAATAGTTTTTTAGCACCAGTTGGAGTTACAATATATGCATGAGCACCTCCCCACCATTGTCCATTACCTGGAGAAGGTTTAGCAGGCTTAAATCCGTCTAGTTTTATAACATCTGTTGGGAAAATCGTTGGTGCGGGCTTTTTAAAAATAACATCATATTCAAATATACCAATAGGAGATTTTAAGTTTACACATTTTTGCCAAAGATACCAATGGCTTAAAAAGCAACCTTTAACTCCGGGTCTCGCCATATCTCTCAAACTTTTTTTAGATCTAGTATCTATTTTTATATTATAAGAATCCCAGTTGATAGTTAATCCATTTATTC